ATAACCTTCTACCCACGATTCCTTTTTTTCTTCCTCTTCTCCGTAATCTCTTTCAATAATCATATCGATGAAATGTTTAGCTTTTTCTAAATCTTCCTTTCCTCCTTTATATAAATGTCTACAAATATATTTAATAACATTTCCTTCTGGGAAAAACAATTTATTCTCTATAACAAATTTACTTGGTTGGATTTTCATTTTTCTATAATGCGTTCCTCCAATTTGTTTATTGTATGCACTCATAAAATTAAATTATAATAAACAATTACTGTCATTATGCATAAAAGCATAAAATCAGTTGCTAAATTCATTTATTTTTCTCCTCTTTTTTGTCATATAATTGATTCTCCTATCGTGTAATAATCACCGTCAGTCAAAGGTGCCATAAGGTATAGTTTTTGTTTGGTTCTCGTTACAGCTACAAAAACTAATCTATGTTGTACATCTGGATTGTCGCAGGCTCCTCGATATGGTTTTACTTCATTTTCTGCTCCATAATCAGGAAACCATACAACATTGTCGCATTCTTTTCCTTTTGATCCGTGGAAAGTTAATATTTTTATTCTAGAGTCTGTCATTAAATTATCTCCTTTATCTAATAAATTTTTCATATAATTTTTAACATCTTCGTCGATGCGGAATTGTTCCCAGCTTCCTGTCGCTAATAAATCATGCTTGTCTCTTAATTCCTCTAAAGTTATGAAATCTTCTTTATCTAGTTTTTCTAAGGACTGACCGTCTGAATTACCATGCTTAACATGCTTGTGTGGTGCACGAGAACGACAAAATTTTACATAAAAATTTATTGCTTCTTTAACTTTAACTGCTGTTTTATTGTTTAATTTGTTCCAAGTTTGGTATGCCTGAAGAATTTCATCTGGTAAAAATAAACTTGATTTACTAAAGAATCTCATACTTAATTTATAAAAATGTTCTCCAATTTCATCAACCAGTTTATTGGTCTGAGCTAACAGCATCCATTGACCCTTAGTAAAATCAATATCCTCTAAACTGTAATTTTTATCAATAACTTCTCCTTCTTCATTTTTTGGAAACCAATCCTTAGGTATTCTATTTTCTTTAGGGATTTGCTTTAAAATTTTCAAAGCAACTTTATGTACTTTTTTAGGGACTCGATGAGATTCTGTTTGTGTATCATCTATACCTTTCAATTCTACAAAGTGTTTGGCATCTGCACCTTGGAATCCGTAAATTGTTTGATCATCATCTCCTGCAACGTAGGCTCTATCACATTTTTCATTAATACAATTAAACATATCCCATTGCGCTCGATTCAAATCTTGAGCTTCATCAAGAAAAACAATATCGATGTCGGAACAAATACCCTTTTTAAATTTTTCTATAAACAATTCAATCATGTCAGTGAATTCCACCATCTTAGTATCTTTTTTAAAGGTTTTGAGATCTTGTTCTAATTGTTCAGTGTCATTTAAATCAACTTGACCTTCGTGCAAATTTAATTGGATGGCCGCTTCGACTAGATTAATTTTTTTAGCTCTAGAATATTGAATTATATCCATATGAGGATTTTGTTTGTAGGTATATCCAAATTCATCTTTCGTAGCTTCAAACGACATCGTTTGCCACAGCTCATGGCCAGGATGATCTTTAAATAGTTGCCATTTCCTTCCGGCTAATAATTTTTGATTGAGAGTTTTTGAAATGCCGGATTCTCGTGATCCCATGGAATGCATTGTAGAAATATACAAAAGCGGATGTTTTATTCGTTTTTGAGCTTCATCAGCGCCGGCATTACTATATGTAATATAAATAATTTTTTTAGGATCAGTTTTTTTAATCTCTTTGTCTAGATATTCAATGAGTCTAGTTGTTTTTCCTGTTCCTGGATTACCAGGAATTTTTGTTATTATTCCCATGGTTCTTTCTGTTTTTTATTAATTTTAATATTAGGTTTATCTAGTTTAATAGTTTTCATATACATGTATCGAGTGTTTGTTTTCTTCCCTCCGAGTTTTTTCTGTGATTCTTTTATTTCAAATAATGTTTCCATAAGTCGAGTTGTTACGTTTTTAGGATATGTTTTTTCCGGCCAAGACTTAGTTCTAAGTAGATATTTCCAAAATCTCGAGAGCTTAAAAAATGTTGTTCCTTCTTTATCTGTAAAAGCAACTCCTCTTAATATATCATCGAGAGTTTCGCCAGGAGCTTTATTTATATATTCTGCTAATATTTCTCTAAGTTGAACATCGATTTTAGATGAAGAAGGAGCTGGAACAATTTTTAAATTAGCGCCACCTGGACCACAATGCTTTATCAATAATCTTCTCCAGATATGTCTTGGAATCGGCATCATTGGTTGACCTATTTGATTCAGACAAGCCAATGAAAATTTTTCTGGATCGTGCAAAGTTGCATCATCAACTTCGACACTATCTCCTCCGATTGACACAAAATAATAAGGAGGATCAGAATCGTATTTTCTAATTTCAGTTATTTCAGGTACAGGCGCGTCATCACCAACACCGAATTCTCTTGTTACACATTTTTTAGCGTCGCAGAAACTGAAAATAGGTTCGTCTTTACATTTATAATGGTAATCCTTCTTTTTTACAGAAGCGATTGTTTTAACCATTTCTGGACTATCACACGGAGGCTTCATATATTTTTTATTATATTGTTCCATTTTTCGCTCCCATTCCTGTTTTTCTGGAGAACCATCTTCAGGATATCTTTTTTTTAAATAAACACCGACATTGTACATGCAATTATTTCTTTGACCTTCAGGGACTCCTTCAGAAAGTAGAGCTTCTAGACATGGAGATATGCCTTTAAAATCATCATTTTTTTCTTTTTCGTCTTTCAACTCTAAATCATTTAATTCTTTTTCGGTTAATACCGTTTTTTCATAAAAAGAAAAGAATTCAGATAAACTTAGGCCTTCACTGTTTGCGTTAAAGGCATATCTAACTGTTTTTTCATTTCCGTGGTAGGGTAAATTTAGAAAACTTCCTGTGTCTCCTCTATCAACTCTTATATAATCTTGTTTAGGATATATTTCTGCTCTTGCATATCCCATTGCAGATGCAATCATTTTTAATTTAGCTCTCATAATAATTGCTGGAACTGGTTCTTTAGTAAAAAGAAAACAATGCGCTCCTCCTGATTTGGATCGAAACACAATTGCAGGTATTTTTTTATTATTTAATTTTTGGATAAATTTTTTATGATCAAAAGGATATATATCTATGTCGATACATCCCCATTTACATTTATTGTCTTTATTTATGGGAATAATAGCTAAAGCAGGATCTTTTCCTATTAAATGATCATTCCAAAGTTGTGTAATTGGAGGCTTGTGAATGGTAAATGAGTCTGTTTTATTTTTACCTTTTTCAGTAAACTGAGCACTTTTTTTCGTTATACCGTAAGCACAGTCTAGGCCTTCAAATATCTCTTTAAATTTCTCTAATTCTTTCTTCATAATTTTTGTACGGGCGGCTTCGCCTCTCGGTCTCCACCGCCCATTTTTCCGGTTACGGAAAACTATGATGTCTTACTACTTAACTGATCTGCTCTATGACAACTTTCGTAGAACGTTTTTGCTCTTTTATAGAGATTACCATCAGTTATTTCTGATACTTTTTGCACATTGTATCCATACCATTCGTTTCCTTTTCCAGTATTTTTTACGGAAGATAACTTATAGATATGGCTAAAAGGTGGTGGTGTATAAGGACCATCTTTTCCATCTTTCGTGATGCTCATCATCATTGAATTCCATTTTCTGGAAATCTTTGCTTGCGTCGAAGACATAGATATCAAAGCTGTCTCAGACGATTTTTCATTTAATATAATGACAAAATGTTGAGCAGTTTTTTGAATATAATTACCATTCGGTAATCTATCTCTGTTCATGGCATCTTTTGTAGTTTTAGAAAGAATATCACTGCCAGCATTAAATATATTTTCTGGTCTTCCAGAGCCGGTACCAAAGTCAGCCCATTCGTGATATTCTAGTCTATAGTGACAAGGAATAACATGTATGCCTTTTTCCCCATCATACAGTTCTCTTGTCACTGTGTTAAAAAACATGCCAGGATCAGCACCTTCAACATAATTAGCATTTTTTCTTTG